GGGTCAGTCATGCTGGGCTGGGGTTTCCCGGATATCTCATTATGGCGCTGTGCGATTGTTATGTCAACGCGCAATAAAAAACCCCGCCGAAGCGGGGTTCCAATCAAGCGAACTTGATTTATAAGGGTTTTAGCCCTGCGAACCGTACATCCCGAGCGGGTCGCTCCAGCCGAAGCTGTAACGCTCACGAGACTTATAACGGACGTTGCCAGTGTCAAAGTCGCCGTCCATAGAATTCTGGAGCGGGACGCGGACAAAGTGCTTCATACCGTTCGGCACATCAGTCGTGAGGAACCACGCATTCGTGTCGGTCAAGAAGTGATTAACGGTGTATCCCTCGGGGATCGAGCCGTTGTTCTTGAGCGCATTGATGTCGTTATCCGCAGTCGCAACACGCAGTTCGGTTTCGAGCAGGCGGGTAGCAACGAACTGGAGCCCCGGAGGAACAACCAGTTTGCGCGGCTTAGCAGCGATCAGCAGACCACGCTCGTCGGTCCAAGCAGCGATCTGGATGACGGCATTCTCAAGAGAAGTCTCATTCAGGTCGGTCGGAGTCGTCGGGATGTTGCTGTTGGTGCTGCCAGACACCAGCGGGTGGTTATTGGCAAACAGAGGCTTGCCGTCACCGCCAGCATAGCTAGCACTGAAACCGTTGTTCAGAACGGCAGCAGCTTTAACTTGCTTGGTGTACGCCATAGCACGAGCGAGCGCCTTGGTATAACGAGCCGAGAGGCTGTCGTACAGATTGTCCTCGATGGCCTCTTCGGTCAGCGAGAAACCCAGTGCGATGGTCTCGTGGTTATACCGGGAGGTCCAAGCTTCTTGCGCATTGTCATACGCAATTGCCGAGCCTTCATTCTTCACCGGAGCGGCAGAGAAGCCCGACAGCTTGGTTTCCTCTTCAAACGAACGCTCGGAGGTCTCCGTTTCGTAGATCTCCTTATGCTCTTCGCCGTAACGTGCATACTCCAGACCGAACAGTGCGTTCAGACCCGGAAGCAGCTCTTTAAGGAGTTGTGAACGTGAAATAGCCATGATTTACTCCTTACAGGCCGACGTTATTCATATACGAATGGGCACTGGGATTGAACTTAACCAGTACGTCCGTATACGCATCACCGGGGGTTGAGGCAAAACCGACGATGCGGAACGCAGCGGCGGCGGTCTGAACGGTTGCATCCAGAGCCGAAGTCGAGTTACCAGTCTGGGTCGAACCCGTGCTGGTGGACTGAACAGCAGCAAAGAAGGTGTTGTTGCCCAGAATAGTCTGAGCGCCGGAACCATCCAGCTGGGCTTGGAAAACGACGTTCGGGTCAGTAACAACCATAGCCTTGACCACACCAGTCGTACCCGAGGGGTAATACTGGCTATGAATCACTTGGCCCTGAGCGTTGACGTACTCGCAACCAACGAACACACCAATAGCGCCGACACCAGAACCACCGAGGTTGTTCGTAGTGATGTCAGCACCAGTAGCGGTCGAGATTGCCAGATAACCATCAGCACCGATGATTACGACTTGACCATTGAAAATGTTGGTGGCTTCGCCAGCCGGGTCGATGAGAAACGTCTCAGTCGCACCAGCATACGGCATGCCATCAACTCGCTTGACGGGCTTAAGCCCGTAGGGAGCAGCAGTACTTGCCATGATTAAACTCCAAAAATTTTAAGATCCTGAACCAAAGCTATGCGAAGACTTACGCTCCTTAAAGAGCGGCATCCTCGGGTCACTCTGACGCATGAGATTGTTGTCCACGGCTTCCGTCTGAGCTTGCGTCTGGTTCTGATAATACTCAGAACGCTGGTCAATAAACTCTTCGGGCGCCTTGCAAAGCAACAATCCGCCAATCTCAATGTTGTCTTTATAACGACTATTGGGATCGACTAGCAGTTTGAATTTTGGCTGCTCTTCGACACGAACCGGCTCCCATCCCTCACGGATTTTGCCAGAGAGGTTACGGGCATCGTGTTGATTGAGCATCGACACGCGGACCCAACGATACGCAAACCCAGCCTGTTTGTCCGGCTCGGGAAGTAACTCGGCGGGCATCCACTGCTTAGGGCGCTCGCTCATTACTCGGGTCTCTAATTCACGTTGCAGTCTGTTTTCAGCCATTTTGGGCCTCCAATTTCATTTGTGCCAGAGCGTATTGCTCAGGCGTCAGTCCAAGTTTCTTTGCCAACTGGACTTGGCTTTGCCGTAGTCGGACCTTATTGGAGGCCGTGCTGCGCGTTGCCGGAGCCACAACAGTCGCTGCTTTGGGTTGCGCCTGTCTGCGGGCAGGTTGTTCGATTTCCTCCTCTTCCTCAAAAGACTCTGGAAACCGCTTCCGCATTGTTCTGTCCAATGCTAAATAATATTCGTCCGATCCAATTACCACGCCGCTCTTCTTTAGCTTCTCGTGCAAGCCGTAAGCAGTGGCAGTCATCTCGTCATCCTGCCCAAACCAAGGATTGCGTTCTTGCCACGCCAAAGCTTTTGAATCAGGCTTAGGAACGGAAGGGATCTGCGACGATTGCGGAATTTGTACCTCATTTTCCCTTTGGTGTAAAGGGGTGGGCTTAAAATTCTGCGCCTGTTTAAGCTTGTAATTAGCATCCTGCAACGCTTGCGTGGCTTCCAATACCCTATCGGTATCCCCGCTCTCATACGCTTCGCGGTAGGCCTTTCTCGCCATTTCCAATTCAAGGCCCGCAGCATTCTGGACAGTGCTTACAAATACTTTCTCACCGTCAGTCAGAACCCCTCGAATACGTTGGTTCTCTTCCAGCAATCTACGCGCAAGGCTAATTGCCTCTTGCTGCTCACGCTGAGCCGCTTCTTTCTCACGGCGCTCGTCGTGCCAAACCTTGCGCATCTGTTTAAGACGGGTTTTAACCTCACCTTCGTACCGATCCAGATCGTCCTTCTCCAATTCCTCAACAAGAGGCTTCGGCATGGGTTCGCGACCGCGATCCTCCGGCGGAGTGTCGTCTTCAATTTCAATAGAAATCTCAGTAGAATCGTCCCCCGCTTCGACCTCATCGGGAAACTTAAACTCTTCTTGTTCCATTTCAGGCATCTTGTCCTCCTGTTACTTACGCTTAATGCCGCGAGGATCGTCTACAACCCCCTCGACAGAATCATCATTAATAATCCGAAACTCTCGACCATGAATAAGCAGGCGGGTACCTGCATTTGGACGGACTAGAACGAAATCCCCTTGTTTGCACCAAGGACCAGACGGGAACCGCCCCGCATCCTTATAACAATCAGGTCCAAGATCCACGACAAACAGAACCGTCGTCAACAACTCATCGTAATGGATGGTGGTGTCCGCCTTTATAATTCCGTTATCGTATTCCTTCTCCACTTCCGGAATAGCACACAGGATTCGATACCCAGACGGGCGCGGAAGCTGTTTTGCTTTTTCGGCGCTTGTAGCCTCAAGATTAAATGAACCTATCACTTGGGGCTTATCGGGGTTTGTCCCGATAAGTAGTTCAGTCATCTGATTCCTCCAGATTGCGTCGTAGGTCTAGTACGTTACCTCTTGCGATGAGTAGACCCCGAACCTCACCGCAAAGTTTCTTGTATTCCTCAAAGCTCTCAGCCTTGCCCTCAGCCATATAGTCCTTTAACTGAGCGACCTTCTCGTCAATCTGCTCAACCAACACACTTAGTGCATCCATTACCGACCTCGCTTCGGCTGATTAAGGCTGCGCATCTGTGCGCGTTCCTGAGCTTCCCGGTCCTGCTGCTTGCGCACGGTCTCTGACATGTGCTTGAGCACGTCAACCCCAGTCTTGGCAAGCTCGACCTCTTTCTTACTACCCAGTGTCGCCGCAACCTTGAGCATGTCGGTGCGCTGTTGTGCCTGCGCAGTCTCTTGTTGCGCTGCGATCCGCTGCTGCTCAAGCTGCAACTGCGCTGTCTTGATCGCATTATCTGCACTATCCTTCTGCGCCTTGCGCTGCTGCTCTTGAGCCTTAAGCTGCAACTCTTGCATCTGCATCTGGACCATCGGGTCCTGCATCTGCTGTTGTGCCTGCTGCTGCGCCACCTGCGCTTGGCTCTTCATCAAGAGTCTTTGAGCCGCTTGAGCCAGCATGGGAGCCAACCGCGCTTCGACTTCCGGGTCCATCTCGATGTCCTCACCACTCTCGTCATATTGAGGCGGCATGGTCATACCAAGCTGTTCTTGGATGTCGTTGCGATACTGGAACCCAATGTGTTCATTCAGGTGCGACATCATTGCCGCCATCATCTGCTGCGCAGCGGGGTTTGTCTTAAGCATTTGCTGGAGCATCGGGTCCTGCATAGCCGCCATGTGAACTGCGATATGCGCCTTATGATCTTGGTAGGCAAACGCCTTGATTGGCTTCATCCGCAGCACGTTCTGGTTCTCGGTCACCGGATCAGTCGGCTTGAGGTCATCCTCAATCGGCACCAGCTTATGCGCATCCCGGATACCCAGCACGTCCAACATCTGGCGGTGCAGCATGGGCATGTTATAGAGACTTGGAGACGACTGCGCCAACTGGAGGACCGCCTGATACTGGACGATCTTTTGCGCCATCGTGCTCGCGTTCGGGTCAGACACCGGGATCACGTCCACATTGTCATAGTCCGACCGCTTGGCGCGGCGCGAGCCTTCTTCCGGCTCGTAGTTGTAGTCCTCCGGGGTATAGGCAGCGATGATCCCTTTGAGCAGCCACAACTCCTGCTTCATCGAGTAGTGAATCCGCGCCTGTACCGCACTCATTGCCTTGAGCGTGCGCTCCAAAATAGCCAGTGTCGTCCCGACAGGGGCCTGCGATGACATATCGCTAATCTGTAGGTCAGCCATGTTTGCTACACGGCGACCGTCATCCACAATCTTATTGAGCAGCGCGGCAAGCGTCTGGCTCGGCTCCTTGTACGGGAGCGCCATCAAGTTGTCTTTAATAGACCCCGCTGGCACGTCCACATCCCGGAACTCGCCCGGAGCGATGGGTGTGTCGTCACCCTTGATCCGCAGCCCACGGGCCTTGAAGCCACCCGGCAGGTTAGACAGCGTACCGGCATCGACCAACTGACGAATCAGCGAAGTCCCGCTCTTGGCAAACGCTCCAACCAGATGGATCAGCCCGAAGCAGTAGAACCCAAACCCCGGCACGTATCCGTAATGCACAAAGTGCTGGCGGCGCTGGTAGGTCTTGTCGTCCGGCTCCCAGTTGCGTCGAATAGACAGCACCTCGTTAGAGCCTTTCTCAATAGTCACCACATAAGGCAGTGCAATGCCTGTTGGCTCGCCATCCTCCTCGTGCTCGTAACCCGGCAGATCAAGGTCAACGTGCATCTCAAGGATCTTATAGCGATCATCCGTAGTGGCCCTAAAGCCCAGCTTCTCGGCAATCTTCTTCTCGACTTCATCGAGCGTGTTCATCGGCTCGCCAAGGTCGATATCCCGGTAAAAGCCCGCCACCTGAAGCCTGCGTAGCTCGTTCTCGGTCTTACGCATCACGTGCGTAACACGCTCGGCAGAGGCCAGATCCGACGCGCCATAGGGCACCACAATGTCTTCAGCAGGCACAAACAGGCTGACCTGCCGGTCAAGGTGCGGGTCAAAATAGACTTTCTTGAACGCATTACCCGACAGCCCCAGACCCCACAGCATCCGCTCATGCTCTGGGCGGTACTCCTTCATCACGTCAGTTAGCTGGTAGTTCATGTCATCCTGAACCCGCTTAGCCGACTCTTTCTTCTCAGGAGTCTCTCTGCCAATAATCTGCGTCTTGAC